ATTAGCATAAATATCGTTTTATGCCCCCTATCTCACTTTTCCAAATATCCTCTTCATTTTTGTTTCTCCGGATTCTATCGAGAGTGTAATCATTCCACTCTTTAATAAGGCATGTAGAGTAATAAATCGTATTCCAATCAGTTAAATATAACCTGAAATGAGTTTATTACCATTACCATTATCATTACCGGACCTTATCATCACGTCTAAGGTGAATCATCTAAGGTGGCCCAGCGAAGGCCAAGAGAATATAGTGTGAGCAACCATCAATAATACTATTACAGAAATTAGATTTGCATTGTGTAATCTAATATTATTGACCAAATTCTAATGAACATTAGTTCAAGATTTGTAGGGATTTTGATACGTTGATACAAACTTCTGACTGAAGACCACCTTTAGAAAGGGTATAACCCTCAAAATAGGCTTGGTAGTCATCAGGAACTTTAATATCATTATCATATTTCTCTTTCATAGAAGCTACAAGCTTACTCCACCGCCGTAAATAACGACAGTAAGTCTTTTCGGCCTGTAACTTATGCCCTAACCTCTTCTGTTCGATTTCCGAACGCCCCTTTTCAATTCTAATAAGATTTTTCTTAAGTCTTTTCTTAAGGGAGTCTTTCTTTTCTCCTTCTGGTAATTCGAAGATTTGATCATAAATGTTAATATTTTTGGTTGATCTTTTGAATCTATTGTATAATAGACTCTTCGCAGCGGAGATTGTACTCTCTCTTTCGGGAGAGTTGAGGAAGGACGGGGTGAGAGAAGGATTTTCGTACAAGGTCGGTTCTGTATTACAGTCACTAGTTTTGACGTCATTACGGACGAGAGTGGGTCTTTGAACTTCTATTTTATGAAGACTGCAAATTTGACGCCAATAGTCATTAGCTTGTTTATCGTTGATTTTCTGTATTGAATCATCAGTAAGGTCTCGATATTTTTCAAATTGAGATAACGCCGTAAGGTACTGAGGAAGAGATGGTTTTTCACCAAAAGGCAAACCAAGTCCACCAAACAGTCTTGGAAGAGTCCATGGTCTCTTAGAAGATTTTAATTTTTCTCGCATATGGTATTCAAAGACTTGATAACATCTAGTCTTTTGGGTATTGTCTGCGACTCGAATACATTCTTCTAATTGATCACATGTTGATCCTAAAGAATTAACATAATCTCCTGAATCCCCTAACACTTTAGATTGACCTTTGATTAGGCCCGCATTGACCACAAATAGTTCTTTAAATTTTCCTAAACGGTAGGAACCGTCTTCGTATTCGATAATATCTTCGGCAAAGTAATTTGTAGAATTTATATTAACGAATTCTGAAGAACAATAGTTCTTACCAGGAGATAAAGATAAAC